AGTAGGGAGACCACCAAGAGTAGCAGATACATTAGAACCGCTCACAGAATAGGAAGAACCTAGACGAGTTGCCTGAGAGGCAGCACCATCAACAGTCAACTGAATACTGGTAGACATTTTTGATGTAATATCGGCATGTGCAGGTGCCGCCATCGCTAACATACTCAAAAGCACTAATGCTTTTTTCATTTTGTCATCGTGAATATTCTATTCACTTCTATTTAGTGAACATGAATGTGCATGAAATGTGACTGGGGAAACCCGAAACTTTTAATACGGTTTTCCACTATTAAAGGATAACCCTATATCTCTAAATAGTAATGATTGCCTTCGGGGATCACACAACAAAACTCGCTTATTTAAGGAGCATAACAATGACAGGATTGCGTAAGTTCACGCATAAGGATCTTAATGCGGTAGTAGATGCTGCAGAAAGATATAGCGTAGGTCTAGACGACATTTTTTACAGACTCCATTCTTATGGAGCAGGTTCTGTAAATAATGCATACCCTCCATATAACCTTGTAAAGGAATCTGAAGTCAAATGGAGGATTGAAGTAGCACTTGCTGGCTGGTCGAAGGATGAGGTGGAGGTCTCTACGGAGACTAACGTTCTCCTAGTCAGGTCTAAGACAGCGAAGAACAAGGGAGAGGAAGAATACATGCACCGAGGGGTGTCATCCCGAACCTTCGCTAGAGGATTTAACTTAGCAGACGACGTTGAGGTAGGTGAAGTCACTTTCAACAATGGTTTGTTGACGATCAATCTACAAAAGATTATTCCAGATCATCAGAAATTGAAGGTCTATGACATTACGTGAGCAAATCAAAACAAATTATTAAAGGTTAACCTAACCTTACTGTAAGGATCGGTTAAATGAGGTAATATATACAGGTCGTTCAAAGACGACCTGTTTTTTTACCTAGGTATAAATCAAATGAAAAACATTGCACTTGCCGCACTGGCACTCTCTGCACTGGCGACACCTGCATTCGCTGGCCCTTATGTTGAATCTAAGCATGAATTCAAGGGAACTGACGAAGATTACTCCAAAGCAGTTCACCAAGGTCGCGTTGGTTATGAATGGAAGACTGGTCGCTTCGCCCCCTACATTGAAGGTGGTATTGGCGTGACCGCTCCCGATGCTGGTGACAACGAAACCTTTACCGCCCTTGAGGTTGGATCTAAGGTCAAGATTACTGATAAGTTCTCTGCTTATGGTAAGTGGGAAAACATCTTCCAAGAAGATAGCACCCGCGACTGGAAGGTTGAAGTCGGCACCAAGTATAAGTTCTGAAGTGTAGGAGATAAATGAAACTCAAAGCAATCGCTGCTGCCATCGTGGCAGCACCCCTGGTGGTGGCATGTGGTTCCACCGAGAATGTAGAAGTCAGTAAAAAAGAACCATACAAATTGAATGGTGCTGGTGCTTCTTTCCCCGCCATGTTGTATAACAACATGCTTCAAGATCTTGCTAAGTCAACTGGCAACCAAGTAAACTACCAAGCAGTTGGTAGTGGTGCTGGTGTTCGTCAGTTCACTGCTAAGACCGTTGACTTCGGTGCCTCTGATGGTGCTGTAAGTGATGCTAAGCAGAAACTGCCTATGGTTCATATCCCCATCACTGGTGGTGCTATTGTTCCTACCTACAACAACCCTGGTTGTGAAGTCAAGATGACTCAGACACAACTTGCTGATGTCTTCCTTGGCAAGATCACCAACTGGTCTACCTTCGGTTGTGCCGATGGTATTATTAAGACCGTTCATCGTTCTGATGGCAGCGGCACTACCAAAGGTTTCACCAACTCCCTGTCAGCATTCTCTCCCGAGTGGAAAGCAAAGGTTGGCACTGGTAAGGCAGTGAAGTGGCCTGTTGGTATCGGTGGCAAAGGTAACTCTGGTGTTGCTGCTGCTATCACCAACACTCCTGGTTCCATTGGTTATGTCAACTATGGTTATGTGAAGGGTGACCTACAACAGGTTGCTATTCAGAACCGTGCTGGTAACTTTGTGAAGGCATCTGCTGAGACTGCATCTGCTGGTCTTGGTGAGATCATTCTTGACGATCAACTCCGTGGTGCTGATGCTAACCCTGCTGGTGCTAATGCCTATCCTATCGTCTCCTTGACTTGGATCCTGGCATACCCTGAGTATGAAAAGAATGATGATGTGAAGGATATGCTTCGCTGGATGCTGACACCTACTCAGCAACAGAAGGCAGACTCCCTTGGTTATGTTCCTCTTCCCGAAGAGCTTCGTCAAAAGGCACTTGCCGCTGTTGAAACTCTGAAGTGATAAAGTTGTATACATAGTGATACAACAGAAGAGACTCCCTAGGGGGTCTCTTTTTATTGGAGTATGCTATGAATCATTACATCAATTTTTGCCCAAAGTATACTGAAAACGTTGAGACTCTGACCATAGATATTCCTACAGAATATATGGAAGAAGTTCTAAGACTTGCAAACGTTCTTTCGGAAGAAAAGAATATTACTGCACGTCGTGCGTTTCTAGATATCATTAATGGCACTTTTTATTCACTAATTGAGAAAAATTATGACCGTAAAAATCGGAAGAACAAAAAGCGGTGAAGATGTTATCTGTGACATTAAGGAGGTTCGCAAGACACCTGAGTCAACAGAAGCATTCATGTATCGATTAGATCGACCTTACAATCTCTGTGTTATTGATAATTCCAATGAGATGTTGTTGACAGAAAATAAGATTACGAATCAACCCAGACAGTTGTCTGATGTTGAATTTCGGTTCTATCCTTATACAGTCTTCAATGCTGAGACTGAAGTTTTTGTTAGACTTGATCACTTTGAATTTCTTTATAATCCACACTCAGCAATTCTTGAGAAGTATCATGAACTGATTGGAGAAACTAAAGAATACGAGAAAGATCCAGAAGTCTTACAATGAAACTTCAATACTTGAGGGAACCCTTTCCCCATGTCATTTATCATGATGTCTTTACTGATGGAGAACTGGATGCGATCTGGAAGGAACTAGAGTTCTTTGATGGAAAGTATCCAGATCTCGAACACAGTGGAACAGGGAAAGAAGAAAATGGAGATTACAAAGGTGTAAAGGAAGCACTTTGGTTGAGTGGTTTCGGTCAAGTTCCATATGAAAAGTTTTCCATTGTCGAAGCAATTCGAATGGCACTGTATGTTTTTGACGGTGCACAATGGGAAGATAAGTGGATTGGTGACATGTGGAGATCGACTACACACGACGATGTTTTAGTCTGTAAATATCCTGATGGGGGATACCACACTCCACATAGAGATAAAGCAACCTTTACAAACTTTGTATGGGTTCACAAAGAACCCAAAACTTTCTACGGCGGTAATCTTTACTTCCCTGAGTATGATAATTACCAGATCAAAGTAGAAAATAATAAAGCAGTTAGTATCATCTCCTCTACCATGCATGGTGTATCTCCTATTAGAGGGGATGGTAGATACTGTCTCAGTAACTTTATGACTATAGAACCATGAGTGACGTAAAAATTGTCATCCTTAAGTATCAAGTCGATACATTTTTTATCGGTAAGATTACAGAACTGGATGAAGAACCATCAATCTTAGTTGAGAATTGCTATAAGATTGTTGATGGTAAGTTGGAACTGTATCCAAAATATTCTGCTCAGCGTGATCTGTTCTTGACAAGCGACGACATTCTGACTATACTTGACGTAGCACCTGATGTGCTTGATCTCTACGCTAAGACTGTTACTTGATGAAGTTCTATACCAACATCCTTTTGCTCGGTGATAATATTCTTTACCGAGGTTACGAGAACGGTGCACCCGTTCAGTATCGGGATAGAATTAGACCTACATTATTCTTTGTTCCTAATGATCAAACGAAGAAGTCTCGCTATAAAACTTTGGATGGTCGATATGCACATCCAAAAAAGTTTGATGGTGCTCGTGAAGCACGAGAGTTTATCGAACAATACAAGTCGGTAGATAACCTTGAGGTTCATGGGTATGAACGGTTTGTGTATCAATACATCTCAGAGAAGTTTGATGAAGAAATTCATTTTGACATGAGTCAGATGAAGATCTACACCATTGACATTGAGGTTGGTTGTGACAATGGATTCCCTGATGTGGAATCTGCATCAGAGGAAATTCTTTGCATCACAATTAAAGACGTTAATACCAAAGAGATCATCACTTGGGGCACCAGGGAGTTTGCTCCCGAGGGCACAGAGTATCGTGTGTTCTGGAAGGAACAAGAAATGTTGACTGACTTCCATTCGTGGTGGGCAGAAAACACTCCTGACATCATCACAGGTTGGAACAACAACTTGTATGACATTCCATATATCTGCCGTCGATTTGATCGAGTTCTGGGTGAGAAGTGGGTGAAGTCACTGTCACCGTGGAACCGTGTTCAGGAGCGAGAGGTCTTTATCAAAGGTCGCAAGCATCATACCTATGAGATTGCTGGTGTGACGATCCTTGATTATCTTGATCTCTATCGAAAGTTCACATACACCAATCAAGAATCATATCGTCTTGACCACATTGCTTTTGTGGAACTGGGTCAGAACAAATTGGATCACAGTGAGTATGAAAACTTCAAAGACTTCTACACCTCAGACTGGCAACGGTTTGTGGAATACAACATCCAAGACGTTAACCTTGTTGACCGACTGGAAGATAAGATGAAGTTGATCGAGTTGGCACTCACCATGGCGTATGACGCTAAGGTCAATTTTGAAGATGTCTATTCACAGGTGCGGATGTGGGATACTCTTATCTACAATGATCTCGCTAAGCGTGACATTGTTGTTCCCCCTAAACAGGAGTCTAAGAAAGATGAAAAGTATGCTGGTGCATATGTCAAGGAACCTATTCCTGGAATGTATGAGTGG